CAGGAGGTATGTTTATCCCCCGAATTGGTAGGGACGTTGTCAAAGTATTTGGATTACGAGACAACATTCTTGAAAGTGGTGAGACCGTTCACCCCACGCACCGCATGGCCGTTGGCACATTAGAGCAAACCAAAGATGAGGCATCAAGGTTCACAGCCTTGAGTTCCCCCTTTGATACTGCTGAACTTATGCCGGACCTTGCGGACAGGGTGCGCGCCACCATGAAGGGATCCCATGCCATTGCTACCTTACCTTACTCCTGGGAGTATGTGTTAGGTGAGAAGCATGGGGACAAGTCGCCCGGTGAGCCCTGGATGCTCAGACACGGCGAGTACAAGGACGTTTTGGAAAACATTGAGTATGACAAACTCATTGAGATCTGCAAATTGTGTGAGAGTGAAATCCTCGAAGGCAATTTGGCAGCTCAAGAGTTTACATTCTTAGTGCATTCCAAGTTCGACGGTTACAGTTTGAGTAAATTCACATCAGGACGTTTTAGAACAGTCCAGGGGGCCGACATGATGACCTTTTTCATTTTGAAAAGGTGGTACGGACCCACTGTTGACAAACTCTATGAGTACCCTGATTGGATGAATGTCAAGTGGAACGTCAAGGATCTCCCACGCACCTTGTATGGTCACTCTCACAAACGTTTGACTGCTGGGTGGGATGTTAAAGCGATGGACAGAAATGTGAACTACGACGATACTGTCGATGTAGTCAACACTCTGGACTCATTGTCTTACCATCCCATCCCGGAGGCAATATCTGAGTTCGCTATTGAGTATAACTCTAGCGGACCATTAGTGTTTGCTGACGGTGAGATCATGCAAAGATGCGGAGGGAATCCGTCTGGAACTTACCTAACCACCATTTTAAATTGTATGACACATTTCAAGTGGATGGAGAGGCTCAAAGATGTAGTTTTCTCCCCCGATAATGAACTCCGGTTCTCTATTTGTGGGGATGACAACTTGCATAGTGTTGTTCCAGGGACTTACCTACGTGATGGTACACCCATTGAGGACTTTGAAAGAGTTAGGCAGCTCGTCACTGACGAATTGTGTGACTCTTTCGGTGCTGCTGTTGAGTATGAACCAGTACTAACACCAGCCGGTGTCCAACTATGGTCTCCGCCAGGGCTTTGTGCCCCTTTTCTCGACTACGTCCTACATGAGGAGCAAGGCTTCCAACTTTGTCTTCCCAAGGCGCCTTATAGGCGTTGCAGGAAGGCAATCAGTTTCTCTGAATCTGATGTTGAAGACCCAAGGATGACCCCAGAGGTTTTGCTTGGTGTCAAAGGAGCCATGGCACCTTTTTACGCCCTTAAGGCACTGCGGCCGACTGCGCCCAGCCCCTACCCCATGCAATTGCTGGATGAGTTGCTCTCCAAGGCAAAGAAAGATAACCCCGAGTCGACGGCGTGGAGTTCAGATTTTTCTAACTTCATTGCCCTAGATCGGTGTATCCCTTATATTGAAGAGTGACCCCCAGTGTTTTCCGGGATTTGACCAATCACTTTGTTTTTGTACATTTAATCTACAACTCAATCACGATTCACAAACGCCATGTCCGACACTGCTCTATTGCTGGAGCGAATTCGAAAACGCCTGGAAGGGAAGGAGCACAATCCCTCTTTGTACAAGTCCCACAAGCACTGGGTCAATTCCACCTTTCAGAAGGAGTTGTCCAGGGCCAAAGGAAAGAAGACGAAGAAAAATGTTCGATCAGGTGCCGCTGTGGCGCCACGATCTGGCTCCACCTCAGTGATTCCTGGTTTGGAGAGGACTTTGAAGTCCTTTCCATCCCCGGCACCCCACTATCGGAGCCTAATTCAGAACGAACACAACATGGAAGAATGGTTCGAGGCGCTACTGCTTGCACATATCTGCAACCCTCACGCCAAGTACCCTCTCCCGGGAATTCGAGCCCCCTTTGCCGCTTCAACAATTGATGTCTTCGGACAACACTTCCAACCAGAGATTGCTGAGATCGATAACCAACGTAACTTCAGGATTGGACGTTATGACTGTTTTGACGGGCTTATTAACGTCAATCACACGCTTTTAACAACAACTGAAGAGATGTGGGTTTGGGTTGACCCTCTTGATATCAAATTTCCTTTACGGATTTGCGAATGGGAGGGTCTTGGAGCCGGGACAGACTCTTTATCCCCTGCGGATATTCTGATCTCCCCCGGGGTCCAAAGGACCGGGATCAGCCTTTTTGGCTATCCTTGGTCCTCCAACCCACACACGATAAGGTCATCGGACGCAGAGTATGTTTTGGCGTCACCCCAACCACATGGGATGACTTCATACGCCGTGGACCCCGACCACATGACTTACGTCGGTGGTGTCACATTGGACGCGGAAATCACCACGCAGACTGCGTTTACGCAGACAGCGATGATTGCCCGCTCCGACACACTGATGTCAGACAGGTTCCTTCCTGGTTTCGCCAGTGCGGCTGACCAGAGAAATGGGGATTACGGTGAGACCCAATCTTACAGACAGGCCTTGAATGGCGCTGCTCGCTTTTCTGGGACCAAGTGGGGACAA